CCTCGCCGGGAAGAAAAGCTCGGGCCCGACCTCGGCGGCGCGGCGTGAGCTCGGCGGCCTCGATCACCGTGCGCCGGCGCGGCCGGCCGAAGGGGTACAACCTCGCCGCGTTCGCCCGGTTCGTGACGACGCTCGTGCCCGACACGGGCGGCCACATGCGGCTCGAACCGTTCGAGCGCCGGATGCTCCGCGAGTTCTTCGCCGGCGCCACCGAGACGGTGATCATCATCCCGAAGAAGAACGGCAAGACGACGTTGCTCGCCGCGCTCGCCCTGTTCCACCTGCTCGTATGGCCCGACGCCGAGTGTGTGATCGGGGCAAGCTCGCGGGATCAGGCGACGATCCTGTTCACCCAGGCCGCCGGCCTCGTCGACCGGTCCGGGCTCGGGCACCTGTTCGACGTGAAGGGCGGCTACCGCCAGATCAGGCTCCGGGCGAACCCGGCGGCCCGCCTGCGGGTTCTGGCCGCCGACGCGAACACCGCCGACGGCGTGATCCCAACGTTGGCGCTCGTCGATGAGCTTCACCGGCACCCGAGCGCCGAGCTCTACGGCGTGTTCCGCGACGGCCTGGGCCCGCGTGACGGGCAGATGCTCACGATCAGCACCGCCGGCGCCACGCTCGACTCGCCGCTCGGGGTGCTCCGCACCTCGGCGCATCGCCTGCGCCGATTCGAGCGTGACGAGCGCGCCAAGTGGACCCACGCCGTGAGCGATGACGGGACGTTCGTGCTTCACGAATGGGCGCTCGCGCCCGACGACGACCCGCACGACCTGGCGCTCGTCAAGCGCGCCAACCCCGCGTCGTGGCAGACGGTGCGCCGGCTCCGAGCTCGGCACGACTCGCCCTCGACGACGCCGTGGCAATGGCTCCGGTTCGCCTGCGGCGTGTGGACCGAGGGCGAGGAACCGTGGATCGACCCGCGGGCGTGGGATCGCCTCGGCGTCGAGGCGCCGGCGGTCGCCGAGGGCTCGCCCGTGTGGCTCGCGGTCGACCTGGGGGTTCGCCACGACACGACCGCGATCGTGGTCGCCGGCCTGCCCGAGGCGCGCTCCGACGGCCGGATCGGCACCGCGGCCGTGATCCTGGCGCCGGGCGACACCGGGTTGGCGATCGCCCGCGTCGAGGCGACGCTGCGCGAGCTCGCCGGCCGCTACACGGTGCACGGCGTGGCCTATGACCCATGGTCGTTCCGGCGCTCCGCCGAGCTCCTGGGCGACGAGGGGTTGGAGATGGTCGAATTCCCGCAGTCGCCCGAGCGGATGTCGATCGCGAGCGCGGCGCTGTATCGGCTGATCGAGACGGAGGGGTTGGCTCACGACGGGGACCCGGTGCTCCGGGCCCAGGTGCTCGCCGGCGTGACCAAGGAAACCGAGCGCGGATGGCGGTTGCAGAAAGACCCGCGGTCGAAGCGACCGATCGACGCGTTGATCGCGCTCACGATGGCGGCGTACATGGCGAGCTCGAACGAGCGCCCGACGATGCCGCTCGTCGCGTTCGTCTAGACTCGGTGTTCCCAGGCGTTCAATAGCTCCGCGCCGCCGGCGTGCTCGCGGGGTGGGGCAGCGCCCAAGAGCGCCGGCACCTCGTGACCTCGCACGCATCATCGGGTCGTGGCCTTGTTCCGCCGCGCACCGCGTGAACACCTCGAAGAGCGGTACTCGTTCGCCGATTGGATGGCGGACCTACTCGTGTATGGCGGCAACGGCTACGCCGCGGCGCCTCGACAGACGCTCACCGGCTCCGACGAGCGGATCGAGGGAAACTTCGCCGGGCTCGTGCACGCGGCGTACAAGAACAACGGCGTCATCTTCGCGTGCATCCTCGTGCGACAATTGCTCTTCTCCGAGGCGCGGTTCCAGTTCCAGCGGATCAGGGCGGGCCGGCCCGGGGACCTGTTCGGTACGCCCGCGCTCGACCCGCTCGAGACGCCGTGGCGGGGCGGGACCACCGGCGACCTGCTCACCCGGATGGAACAGGATGGCTCGATCGCCGGCAACGCGTTCATCCGCCGCAACGGCTCGCGGCTCGAGCGCCTGCGGCCGGATTGGGTGACGATCGTCGTCGGCTCGCGCAACGCGAACGCCCAGGTGTGGGACCTCGACACCGAGGTGATCGGCTACGTGTATCAGCCGGGCGGCCCGAGCGGTGGGCGTGAGCCGATCGCGCTGCTCGCCGAGACGGTCGCGCACTACGCGCCGATCCCTGACCCGGTGTCGCCGTTCCGCGGGATGTCGTGGCTCCAAGCCGTGATCACCGAGACGGAGGCCGACTCCGCGGCGACCGAGCATAAGCGGGCGTTCTTCGCCAACGGCGCGACCGTGAATCAGGCGATCGTGCTCGATCCGACCGTGACCAAGGAGATGTTCGAGTACTTCAAGGACAAGTTCAACGAAGAGCACCAGGGCGTGACCAACGCGTACAAGACGGTGTTCCTCGGTGGCGGCGCCGACCTCAAGGTGCTCGGCTCGACGATGCAACAGATGGAATTCAAACAGACCCAGGGCGCCGGCGAGACGAGGATCGCGGCGGCCGCGGGCGTTCCGCCGGTGATCGTCGGCCTGTCGGAGGGGTTGCAGGCCGCGACGTACTCGAACTACGGGCAGGCCCGCCGGCGTTTCGCCGACGGGACCATGCGCCCGCTGTGGCGGCAGGCGTGCGGGGCGCTCGCGACGATCATCGACGTGCCCGCCGATGCGCGGTTGTGGTACGACGCCCGCGACATCGCGTTCTTGCAAGAGGATGAGAAGGACGAGGCCGACATCCAAGCGGTGCAAGCGCAGGCGATCGCGTCGCTCGTGACCGCCGGCTACACCGCGGATTCGGTCGTGGCCGCGGTGGTCGGTGGCGACCTCACGCTGCTCGAGCACTCGGGGCTATTCTCGGTGCAATTGAACCCGGCCGGCTCGACGCCGGCGCCCGCTGACGAGGCCGCTCGGGCGATCGCGAAGCTCGTCGCGCCGCATCTTGCCGACAAGGGCAACGGTTCGGCGTGACGCGACCCGGAGAATCGGCGCAGATGGATACTCCGCGACTGCCGCGTGAGAACCTCGTGCGGATGATGGGTCGGGGCTCGATCGAGCTCCGACACGCCGAGGATGCCGCTGGCGACGCCTCGGGGATGCCGACGATGACGGGACGCTTCGCCGTGTTCAACACGTGGGCCCGGATCGACTCGGTGTTCGAGGGGCGGTTCATGGAGCAGTTCGCCCCCGGCGCGTTCAAGAAGACGTTCCGCGAGCGGCGCGATCAGATGCGGGTGACGTTCAACCACGGCCACGACCCGTCGCTCGGCGACAAGGTGCTCGGTCCGATCGACGAGCTCCGCGAGGATGAGGTCGGCGCGTTCTACGCCGTACCGCTGCTCGACACCGCGTACAACCGCGAGCTCGTGCCCGGGCTCGAGGCGGGCCTGTACGGGGCGTCGATGCGCTTCGCCGTGCACCGCGAGCTCGTCGACGAGCGTCCCGAACCGTCCGACTACAACCCGGAGGGGTTGCCCGAGCGGACCGTCAAAGAGGCCGAGGTGTTTGAATTCGGCCCCGTGACGTTCCCGGCCTACGCCGACGCGACCGCTGGCGTGCGCTCGATCACCGACGAGGTCGTGTTCGAGCAGTTCACCGAGAACCCGGCGCGCCTGGCCGGCCTGATCGACACCGTGCGCGCATCCAAGAGCTTCAACGTGGGCTTCGCCTCCGTGTCGCCGACCGTGACCGTGGCGAGCTCGAGCAACACCGCGGCGGCGCCCATCACGAACACGACGAACACCGTCACGCTTCGCAACACTCCGACGCCGGCAGGAGCCACCTCGGAGCGGACCACGGAACCGGAAGAGCAGCGCAAGGGGGGAAGCATGTACGACATCGACCGATTCGACTCCGTGGAGCTCCTGACCGCCCGCAAGGGCGAGATCGAGACGCGGCGCGAGTACCTCAACGCCGAGCACGGCGCCCGCGAGTTCACGCCCGAGGTCCGGGCGGAGTGGGACGAGCTCGGCGCCGAGCACAAGGCGATCCTCGAGCGGCTCACGCACCTGGCCGAGCGCCAGGCCGTGATCGAGGCGCAGGCCAAGCGCCAGGCCGTGATCACCGAGCCGACGCCGGTGCGCGGCGGTTCCACGCCGCCGGGGACGCGGCGCGGGCCCGACGACCCGCACGACCTGGCCGCGTACCGCGCAACGGCCTCGACGCCGGGCCAAGAGGCGCGGATGTTGCTGGACGGTGCGCGGCGCTCGATCGAGGTGACGGCGTTCCCCGAGCGGGCCGGCTTCGACGCCGACCGCCAGCGCGAGCTCGCCGAGCAAACGCTGCTCAAGCTCGAGCGGGGCGACGAGGACAACGACGGGGCCGCCGGCGCGTTCGCCCGCTACATGCTGGCGGTGGGCTCGCCGAGCTACCGCCGGGCGTTCGGCAAGTTCGCGATGAGCTCGCCGGCGCCGGCCATGTTCTCGCCGCAGGAGTCGCTCGCGGTGGAACAGGCGCGACAGGTGGCAGAGCGTGCGTTCACCCTCGGCTCGACCGGCCTGCCGGTGCCGTATCAGCTCGACCCGACGATCATCCCCATCTCGAACGGGTCGGTGAACCCCTACCGCACCATCTCGCGGGTCGTCCAGACGACCGTCAACGAGTGGCGCGGGGCGACGTCGGCCGGCATCACGGCCGCGTACGCCGCGGAGGGCACCGAGGCGTCGGACAACACGCCGACGCTGACCCAACCGGTGATCCCGGCGGTGCGCGCTCAGGCGTTCGTGCCGTTCTCGATCGAGGTCGGCCAGGATTGGGGCTCGATCGAGGCCGAGATGACGCGTGAGGTCGGTGACGCCAAGGACGACCTCGAGGCGACCAAGTTCAC